GTGTAGCACCCACTGGCGCTGTCCATATTCCAGATGTATAAAAAATTGCTGTATTTGCAGGCAAACTAGATAACTGAGTTGGTGTAGTAGGCGCTAAAGTCCCAGAAGCTGTAAATGTATGAACAACATAAAACCCAGAGCCAATACCACTACCGCCCACACCGCTTAAAGTTACTGTACCACCAGTGTAAAACTGCACTGAGCCGGGGTATCTGACTATTACGATGCCTGAACCGCCAGCCGCACCAGCGCCACCAGAAGCATTCCATTGTCCACCGCCACCTCCGCCTGTGTTAGCTATTCCGGGAAGATTATCATTAGCACCTAAACTAGTTACTGTTCTACCGCCACCTCCAACCCCACCTATACCAGCACTAGTACCACCTGCTCCACCGCCAGCGTAAGTGGTTACAGAACCAGAAATAGATGAAGCAATGCCTGCACCGCCATTGTTAATAGGAGAAGATCCTATAGTGCCCGCGCCACCACCGCCACCGTAAAGGACTCCGCCAGCATTGCCTTGGCCTACAACTCCAGCGCCGCCAACTTTTGGTGAATTAGATGCTCCACCCCCTGACCCGCCAGCCAGACCATTGCGGGATGTTCCTCCACCGCCAGAGCCTCCAGCACCACCACCGCCGCCTGTAGATGAAATACTAGCAAAAACAGAAGCTACGCCATTAGCGCCATCGTTTGCCGCTCCGCTTGCACCACCAGCCCCACCGCTACCAACAGTAACTGTGTAAGAGGAGCCAGCCGTAACAGGAAAAATACCCGTCAACAAACCACCAGCGCCACCACCACCAGAGGCATCGCCACTAACGCCTCCCCCTCCGCCACCACCAGCAACGCAAAGGTACTCTACAAATTGAGGTGGATTAAATGCTGACCATGCGCCTTGACGAATGGCTTGGTTAACTTGTCTGAGTGTAAAAAGACCGTTTGCCATATATCCTCAGAATGTAATTGTTCCAGATGCAACAAATGTGTACACGCGCCATGCGCCAGTTACAACCATTTCAGGAGAGCCTGTTGTTGATGTGGCGGGGGCTAAGTAAGATGGATAACGAATAATGACTATGCCAGAGCCGCCTGCACCGCCACTGCCATTAGCACTTGTAGCACCTCCCGTAGAGCCAGTTGCGCCACCGCCGCCTTGACCAGTATTTCCAACGCCAGAGAAACCATTACTCGGATTAACTGGGCCACTTGCACCACCAGTTTGGTATCCACCAAGCCCACCTAAAGTGGTATATCCACCACCACCGCCACCAGAGGCGTAAACAATTGCAGAACCAGATATAGAAGAGGCAATTCCAGCGCCCCCATTTCCGCCAGAAAGTCCAATAACACCAGCAGAGCCAGCGCCGCCGCCGCCGCCAGTAATATATGGAGAAGCAGAGTTATTTGCTCCACCAGCGTTTCCTTGACCAGAAACACCAGTACCGCCCGCCTGCACTGAATTAGCGCCTCCACCGCCACCTCCAGAACCTCCGTTGGAGCCAGCCGCGTTATTTCCACCGCCACCGCCGCCGCCAGAGGCGGTAATGCTTCCAAATACTGAATTAGCGCCATTAGAGCCATTTGCAGCGCTTGTACTAGAGCCAGCACCACCTGCACCTACAGTAACAGTAATAGAAGAGCCAATAGTTACTGCCAATCCAGTAGCAGTTAGCAACCCCCCTGCGCCGCCACCTCCACTACCAGAAGTACCCCCACCAAAAGTACACGCACCCGCACCACCGCCGCCAGCCACGACAAGGTATTCCACCGTTGTGACAGGGTAGTTAATGCCGTTTAAACCGGCTGAGAGAATCCCGCCAACTTTACTAAGAGACATGATTGCCTCCGATCAAGAAATAACTTCGTAGCTGATCGTGTAAGTGATGCCGCTGGCTGTGCCAGATGTAACAATAATTGAAGAGCCTTCCATCAAATAGATGGCTGACGTTTTATCAACAACAATTAAAGAAGCATCAGGAGGGACAGACACCGTAGAAGCAATTGGATAGGCCGTGCCGCTAGATGGGGCAGAACCTTGAGCTACCGCACCGTTAGTGTAGATAGCCACTGTGGTATCCACTGCTGAAGTGCCGTTTACATTAGCCGCAACGATCTGGTTGATCTTGAAGACCTGACCGCTGGAAGCCGCATTAGGAACTAACACCACCGCAGTTGTTGCGCTGGGTGTAAGGTATGTTGTCGTGCCGGAAGCTGTGGTCGCGGCTAAGAGGTTTGGGTTTGCCATTTAAAGCTCCTTAGAATCCGAAAATAAATGAAATCATGGTAGCTTTGGCTTGTGTTACGCCAGAAGCTGCGGGGGCGGTTGACTGCCATGTTGTGCCATTGGAGGTCAAAACATTACCAGCGGTACTAGGTGCTACAAAGCTAGGCGTTGAAGTGCCGTTACCCAGAATCACGTTGTTAGCCGTTAGAGTGGTTAGACCTGTACCGCCTTGGTCAACACCCAGAGTTCCGGTAGATACGAGATTCTTACTTGCGTCTGTAAAGACGGGCTTGCTTGCTGTAAGGCCGGAGTCAAGGATATTGCCAACAGTCAATTTAGTGCCATCAAACGTCATGTTTGAAGAAGCACCAAAAGCACCAGCATTATTGTATTGAACTTGAGTGTTAGAACCCGCTGGTAGACCACCACCCACATTAACAAAGTTAGTACCGTCCCAAGCAATGATCGCCCGTGTGCCCGCCACTACAGTAACGCCTGTTCCGGTTGTACCTTGAACAATGATTGACTGGGTGCTAGACGTTTTGTTAATGACAACGTAAGTCTTAGACTGTGCAGGAACGGTAATGGTGCGGGTAGCTGTACCGCCCGCTGTCCATAGAAGAACTGCGTACTGGGAGCTATTAGCCGTCAGACCTGTACTTGCGTATGTACCAGTCGTAAGGGTTAATGTGATGTCGGCATCAGTGGAGATTGTCTGCGTACCAGCAACGGCAACGTCAACGATCTGCGAGATGGCGTTGTTAACTGTGTCGCCCCACTGCCCGGACAGTGTGCCCGTGGCTGGTAGCGTGAGGCCGATTAGTGCCGTATTTGCCATTTAATGCTCCTACTGTGTAGAAATTTGTGTCCAACCGGGCGATTCCGTTGTATCAACAGCAGCCCAGCCCGGTGTTTGCGGATTGCTGATATTTTGCCAGTTTGCGACCTCTGTGTCATCAATAATTTCCCACAAATATCGCCCACCGTTTGTTTCTGTGATTGCCATCGTTTCCGTCCGGCTCACTTGGTAGTTTGCACCGCCATCATTTGTATCCGTTATCGCCGCAGACTCAGTTAAGAACTCTTGGTAATACGTACCTACAGTCGTTCCTTCTTCAATAGCCATCGACTCTACGATGGTCATAATCAGCACAGCCACCTGTGCTTCTGCTATTTCAATCGACTCAGATATATTACCTAAGAATGTAGCAACTGCCTCTTCTACACTTACAATTCCTAACGAATCCGCTACGCTCTCGTTATAACTTGTTTGCGCGGCCTCATCATCTGTTATAGCTTGGGACTCTGCCACGCTTTCGTTGTAACTTGTTATTGCTTCATTTGTATCAGCAATAGCCGCTGTTTCAGTAACAGACCCTACAAACGCCACCGTAGCAGACTCAGCGTCCTCAATAGCCATTGAGTCGCTTGCAGACACATTCATTGTCAGAGCTACAGTCTGAATATCCTGAATGCCTTCTGTACCGCCCCACAGACCAGAACCCCAAGTATCCGCACCCCAAGCTGTTCCGTTTGTCAAAGACTCCGTAACGCTTACTTCAATGTAGAACCCAGCCGCAGGTGCATCAGCAAGTAGGGCGGTTTCTGTAACGCTGACGGGGAAAGTCTCTCCACCGCCCCATGCGTTATCACCCCATGCGCCGTCACCCCAAGCTAACGCCATATCAAGTCAATGTTAATGTGTATGTAACCGCAATCGTATCGCCGTTAACAACAGCTTTAGAACTAGAGAAATCACCAGCAGAAAACAAAGTTCCTGTAGTGGAATCTTTAGTTGCGCTACCACCAATGTTAATGAAGCAACCTGCCACTGTACCTGTGCTGGTCATAGAGAATGACACGGCAGAAGACGTAGCCTTACTACCAGCAGCCGCAGAAGCAAATGATGGTGTAGGACGATTTCCAGAGTATGCAGGAGCGTTAGTGCCACCTACTTCCAACCAGCCTGGGTGAGAAGCCTGAGTGTCTGTAGCCGCTACAGTGCCCGTACCTTTCAAACCCATCACAACTGCACCAGCGGCTGAGTTGCCAAGGATCGTATCCAAGGTCAAATTCTTACCTACAGTAACTACCAAGTTTTCAATAGGCTCGTCCCACTTGATAAAGCCATCTGCGCTGTAGCAAACAGCATGGTAGTAACCCTCGATAGCCATCTGCTCTGCTGGCGTAGTGTTGTATTTGGTAACTGCGGCTACTTGATCGGTAGCGGTCATTTTGTCCAAGCTCATGTGAGACTCCTTAATTAGAAGAACGGATTAATGCTGCTGTGGCTGTGTTAGCAGGCATTGTGATGGTGAAATTTGTAGAGGTCTTGTCAGAACCAAAGTCCAACACAGCTATGGATTTATTACCCTGAGTTACGTTGTAGATCAACGCACAACGAGCCGTAACCGATGCGTTAAAGACCACATCAGCAAAGTCTACATAAGCTGTATAACCAGACGCTTGAATTGTAATGCCTGTAAGCGTAACCCCACCAGCCACATAGCCAGTACCCGTTACCTCTGCGGTAGTCGTGTAAACAGTGGTTGATTCGTTTAAATCAGCATTAGCCGTATACAAAGCAATCTTTAATGTATCCGTAGATAGATCGTGGATGCCCGTATACAACTCCTTTTTGAAGCTGGTAGTTTGGGTTTGTAAAATATAGCTCATGAAACAGGAATCCTAATTTGACCATCCCTGTATGCGTCGGCGCGTTGTTTGCCGTCACCCAAGTTCTTGAGAAGAGCAATAGCTTCAACGTACCGTTCTTGGTATAGTTTATACATGCCGTCTTCTGGCGCACTCTTCATGTAAGAACCCGCTTCACAAAGCGTACCGTACAACAGTGCAGAATCAAAGTTATCACCCAGCCATGTGGTCAAAGCCGTCACAATTGACTCTGGGTAATAGTAGTAATGTAGTTCGGCGTAGTAGTTAGCATTTGGCGTAGGGCCAAGAATAAACGACAACTCATTTACGTTAGCTGACTGTGGGCCAAAGATAGCGTAGTGTTTAGGCTCAGAAACCTGTGCGCTTAATGGATACGCCTCACGGATAAAGTTCACATCTTTATTGAGCAGATACAAGTAGTCGCCTTGGAAGACCACAGCACCGTTAACCGTCCCGCTGTTTGCCACGGTCAAAGTAATTGTTGTACCGTTGATGCTACGCACAATAGCGTTTGTGCCAATGTTTGTACCCGTAACCTGCTGCCCTACAGCTACTCCAGTTGCACTAGCGACAACAATAGTTTTTGCCCCAGATGTTCCGGTGGCAGTGGTTGCGTTATATGGGTAAATGGCTAGGCTGTATGTCGAGAGAAAATCTTCTGGACAAGCTAAGTACTTATTGCCATTTGACAGTACACCCGTCACGTTCTTACGCAAGTTAGCAATCTGCACCGTGTTATAAATGCGCTGCTCCGCCTGCTTGATCATTGTATTGATCGTAGTCGTGTCAAACGTGTTCTGCGTGTAATCCTGTACCGCAGCCACGAGTTGGGCGTATGTCATTGCCATTGTTTAAACCTTAAGCCATTGGGCCGCGAGCCATCAAACCTTTAGTAGCCGCGCCTGTACCGCGAACTTTGATACCAGTTGTTTTTGTTGGTTCGTTACCAGCAGATTTGCTAATAGCGCCAATGCTCACATCGTAAGTATCAAGCTTGCTGCGGTTAGGTTCTTTGCCGGGATTGGTAGAAGCTTTGACCTCCTTGCCAGACATAGTGTGTGGCTTGGCATAGACTTTGGCATCGCCAACTTCCTTACCCATCATCTTTTTGCTAAATGTGGCCATTACTTGCTCCCAGATTTCTGGTTATTTGCGCGAGATAAATTACGACCCATCATCTTGCGATCCATACTGGTAGGGCCGCCTTTTTTAAGCTTAGTCATAGGCTTGCCGGGATGCATAGCTTTTTCATGCTTATGCACGGCTCCAGCCATCATCTTCTTGTCTTGTTTTAAATCCGCTTTATCCATTTTAAGCTCCTTAAGATACCGTTACTGTACCAACAAATGTCGTTGCCACCAAGTAGTTTGGTGTCAAGTCCGCATCAAAATTACTAGCC